CTCAACCCCTTCCATATGATGGGAGTTGCTGGTATACTAGGAGGAGCACTGCTCAGTGCTATCCATGGTGTCACCGTAGAGAATACATTGTATGAAGATGGAGAACAAGCAAATACCTTTAAGGCATTTGATTCCACTCAAGAAGAAGAGACGTATTCGATGGTTACAGCGAATCGTTTCTGGTCACAAATCTTCGGGGTTGCGTTTAGCAATAAGCGTTGGTTGCACTTCTTTATGTTGTTTGTTCCTGTCATGGGTCTTTGGGTCTCTTCTATTGGCATCATTGGGCTTGCTCTTAATCTTCGTGCTTATGATTTTGTGAGTCAAGAGATTAGAGCAGCAGAAGATCCGGAATGGGAAAATTTCTATACAAAGAACATATTATTAAATGAGGGCATTCGTGCTTGGATGGCTCCAGTAGACCAGCCCCATGAACAATTCGTATTTCCAGAGGAGGTTTTACCTCGCGGAAATGCTCTTTGATAAAAATAGATTATCATGTGGTAATTCAAGAGACCTTCGGGTCTCTTTTTTATTGACTTATGACCACAAATATGATATTATATAAATAATAATAGAGTTCTTAAAGAAGATGGGATTGAATAATAAATCTATACCTTGTGGTGGATTAGTTGGAAGAACATTTGGTAGGTTGACTGTGATAAAAGAATATAGTAATAAAAAATATATTCTATGTGAATGCTCTTGTTCTTGTGGAAAGAAAACAACTTCAACACGGAGGGAAGGACTTTTAAATGGTAGAACACAATCTTGTGGTTGTCTTCGCATAGAACGAGCAGTTGAAACAAATAAAAAAAGATTTGACCCCAACGCAATATCAAAGACAACTGAATATAAAATGTATGCAAGGGCAAAGAGTAGGGCAAAGAAAAATAATCTACCCTTTAATATTGAACTTGATGATATTGTTATTCCAGAAAGATGTCCTTTACTTGGTATAAAAATTGAAAGCACGGAGGTTAGAAACTCCCCAAACAATCCTTCACTGGATAAAATTATTCCAGAGAAAGGATACATCAAAGGTAATGTATGGGTCATCAGCAACAGAGCCAACACACTCAAAAATGATGCCACCCTACAAGAACTCAAAACACTAGTAGAAAATCTGGAGAACCTTTAATAAGGATTTCGTTATTAAAGGAAAACGGTTGAACCTTTAATAAACCATTTCCCAAACCGTCTACCACTCCTTGACTGGGGTGGTTTTTTATTGTATAATGACTTTGTAACTAATCAATCCCATGAAACTTTGGATGCTCGGAAATCGTCTTACCACTGAGACGTATGAACGTAGTAGATTTGTTGAAGAGGCAGATAAATATGGCATTGATTTCACAGTAGCATATGCTGATGAAATTGATCTCATCGTTTCAAGAGATGACCGTAAATCTATTCGGTATCGTAATGATGCAGTTTCTCTCCCAGACTGTTTACTTGCTAGGACTGGGAGTGGCACTGGTTACTTTAACCTCAGTGTTCTCAGACAGTTTGAAAGGTTGAATGTATTAACCTTACCAAATTCAAATTCAATTGAGGCATCAAAGGATAAGTTATATGCGAGTCAAATCTTGGCTCAAGCAGGACTTCCTATTCCTAAAACGATGCTTACAAGATTTCCTTGTAAAGCAGAAACTGTTGAGAAACAAGTAGGATTTCCTTGTGTAATTAAAGTTGTGACTGGTTCTCATGGTGCTGGTGTTTTTCTTTGTGAAGATGCTAAACAATTTGAGGACTTGTCTGAACTTATTTCTTCTTTGGATTATAAAAACTCTATGATTATTCAAGAGTATATTAAAGAATCAGAAGGTAAAGATTTGCGTGTGATTGTGATTGGAGGTAGAGTTGTCGGTGCTATGCAACGCACATCTACAGATGGTTCATTTAAAGCCAATATTTCCCGTGGAGGTCAAGGGAAAGCATATGATGTTGACGACGAAATGGAAATGCTTGCCATTCAAGTTGCAAAAGTTCTTGACCTTGATATTGCTGGTGTTGATTTATTATTTCACAGTGATGGATACCGAATCTGTGAAGCAAATTCCGCACCAGGATTTGAAGGATTTGAAAAAGCATTAGATATTAATGTTCCTCAAAAAGTTTTTGACTATGTTAAACTTAGATGTGGAGGATAAACTAGAAGACCTTTACAAAGACGGCAAAGATTGATATGATATGAGGGTTAACTACCCTCATTTTTTATGCTTGCTTCTGAGATTGCTAAAACAATGGACACCCTTGGTTGGGATCAGGATGATGATATTCTTGTAGAGGTTGGGGGTACAGTGGTATCTGGTATTCATCAAGGTGAAGACTACAATAAGAAATGGGCAACACCCTACGGTGTTCGCAAATATAATAAAGATGCTTTTATTGTAATTAGCAATAACTCTCGTAGAGATCTAACCAGATCACAACCTATGAGTAGAGAACACAACCCAGCACATCCATATGAGCCTACGAAAAAAGAAGATCAGGTATCCTGATGATCCACCAGGGTCAGCATGTCCTCACTGCGGTGAAATTGGACAAGTCTGTAGCTATGTAAATAGTCTCTCAAGGTCATGGGCGAGACAAGCTTGTGCCTACAAACATAAACCTAAAACTAAACCACTATTATGAGTAGAAACATCTTTACAGTCTATACGAAAGTCGGTTGCCCCTATTGTACAAAGGTACTTGGTGCGCTACAATTAGCAGAACTTCAATTTGTGGAGTATAAACTTGGTAGAGACTTCACAAGAGAAGAGTTTTATAATGAGTTTGGGAAAGGTTCAACCTTCCCTCAAATTCTTTGTGATGATAAATCTTTAGGAGGGTGTCGGGAAACCGTTGCCTATTTAAAAGAAAACAAACTAGTATAATGGACAACAAAGAATTTCTTAATATCGTCGAACACAGTATCGATTATGTATTCAAAGATCATCACAAATTCTATTTGAATATGTACGCTTATCTAAAGAGTGAGAAGATGTCACGAAGAGATGTTCAGGAATTCTTGGAAAGTTCAACTGCTCAAAATATCACCCTCACAATATATGATCTAGAAGATTATCTGGAAGGTGGTTCTGATAGTCAACATAAGCAACTCAGAGAAGCATACGGATATCTGGGTAAACCAGAAGCTAGGAAAATTAAAAATCATTTGGAGAGTATTCTTCAAGATGCATGGCGTTATGAACAAGAAAAGAAACCCGGACGACGAAAAAAGTCCTCTAAATAAAATTACTGATGATGATACGCCTCATATAAACAGAGGTGTAGAGTTGTTGTTAAGGAATAAAAGGAGGACTTCTGAACAACCCAAGACTTTTCAGATGAAGTTTGGAAAGATGTTCTCCCTCTTTCGTAGAGAGATTAACATCCATCTAGATTTCAGTTTAGATTGTAAGAAGAAAGAATCTCATTAAGGGAGGAAGAACCATGTTGGCAGTCACCCTTACGCTGTCTACAATTATTTCATTTCTGTTTTTGGCAGTTGGTGGAGTAATTGGATACCTATTGAAAGAATATGTGATTGAACGAAATTCAACTTACATACCAATGCATCCAGAGATGTTTGACGAAAACGGACAAATCATTCCAGATGAAGTATTGGCTGTTAGATTTGAAAATACACTTGACGACTTCCAATCGGAAGAATAAATAACCAAACCTGAATTGAAACCATGCCTACAAAACTTCCACCTAATCCATTTATGCATGAAGTCCTTGCTGAAATTAGCAAGGCAAGAAGTAAGGATAAGAAAGTTGAACTACTAAAAGAGCATCGCACTGATGCTCTTACATCTCTTCTCATCTGGAACTTTGATGATACTGTCATCTCTATGCTTCCAGATGGAGAGGTTCCATTTAACAAGAGCGAGGCACCCCTAGGAACTGACCACACCTCTCTGCGTAAAGAATGGAAGAACCTCTATCATTTTGTTAAAGGAGGCAATGACACGCTTTCCAAGACTCGTAGAGAGAGTATGTTTATTCAAATGCTGGAGGGTCTTCATCCTGATGAGGCAGCAATCTTGTGCCTTGTGAAGGACAAAGAACTGTCTAGTAAGTTTAAAATCACCAAAAGTGTGGTAGAATCTGCCTATCCAGACATTCAATGGGGAGGCCGTTCTTAATGGTAAAGGGTATTAAACTCATTACAGAAGATTGTGATCCATCTGCTTCGCAAGACAAATCACTTCCTACTAGTGCCTATATGGTTGAGTATCTTATAGATGGCATCAGTAAATATGATCTTGTGGTTTCGGGTAGGAAGGTTGAAATCTTTGATGAATACTATGATAAATATAAAAAAGATCTAGTGAACATTACTCAAGCAGAAGGAAGAGCAAATCCAAAACTTTGGAACCCACCTGGAACAAAGAAGGAAAAATAAATGACTAAAGGATTTGATGTTGACTTTGATATGTCAACGAACGAGATCGATAGACTTCTAAAAGAATATAAAAAGATTAAAAAGTATCAGAAATCTAATCTGTTTACGATTAAGTCAATAGACGGTACAGAAGATGTAGTGTCTAAAATGATTGAGGAAGCGAGTGCAGAAGGATTCTGATTCATTCTACAAACCTGGAGGTAGAGAGGTGACACCTACACACCTCTTATTGCTTCTTGGTGAGATGGAAGGAGTCTATCAAAATCTCAAATACATGGGATTCTTTGATGATATGGACACCGTAGATGTTATGAAAAAGAAGTATTACAAATTATATTTTTCTTTAATGAAAAATAAATAAATCTAGAAGAGGAGACATATGCTTTCTACTCAATATCGTCTAAAATTAGAATTTATTTGTAAGTGTATTGCGAATAATGAAGATGTAAAATTAGATGACATGATCTGGGCACAGAAACTCGCTAAAGCAAATACATCTGCTAATGAAATGCTAAAGATGGCACGTCGCCAAGCATCACAAGACATCCAAGAAGGTAGCACAGATGATTTTATGAATAGATTAGGGTTGGGAGATCCTGACCCATCTAATCACAAGACAGGATTTGATAGTGCTGATGATATTAAGGATTGGTTTCAGCAAGATAAACCAGATGATTGGCTGACTCGTGATTGATGGTGGGCAGCAACAGTAAGTCTTGGCGGAATTATGTTGCGTAAGACCCACACATATGTTATGATAAATAGTAGTAGTCACGCCAAGACTTACAATGAAAGTATCACAACATCCACTGTATCATACTTGGAATGGTATGGTTCGTCGCTGCAAAGACCCTAAAAATATAAATTATCCAGATTATGGTGCTCGTGGGATAAAAATTTATGAAGAATGGTCTGAAAGAGGGTTTCACGGCACCACACAAACTCCGCCAGGTTTTATAAAGTTTCTAAAATATATTGATGAAAATTTGGGTGAAAGACCAGAAGGATGTTCTATTGATAGAATAGACAACAACTCTGGATATATGCCTGGTAATATAAGATGGGCGGATAACTCTACACAAAATACAAATCGTAGATGTCCGAATGGTTCTTTGAGAAATATAAGAAAAGTTCCGTCTGGTAAATATCAAGTTAATATGTGGTATAAAAAAACTAACTATTATGTTGGAACTTATGATACAGTAGATGAGGCAGTTATCGCCAGAGATAAGTATAGAAAAGAATTACGGGAGGCAACGTGACTGAAAAGAATAAAACAAAATTCACAAATCATAAAGCGGTTCAAGTTATCGCAGAAGAACTTGGCGGCAAAGTTGAATATGTCACGGTATACACCAGCAAGCGTGAAGTGTCAAAGCGTATTATAATTTCATATAATGATGAGGCTTGACATATATAATACATGAGGTCTATAATAAGACCTGACGTTCATCCGAGAAATCGGACGCAAGTAAGTCGCGGAACGGAGCCGTTCATCCCATGATTGAATTTCTTTTATATTCATCACTCAGTTGTTCTGATGCCGATAGCATTATGCTACGGATAAAGAATAATGAAAATGTTAACAATCAAGTTAAGATTGAATTAATTGAGGTTATGAAAGAATCAACACCTGATTGTTACTGGGACGCAAACGACTAAAGGAACGGACCTAAAAATCCAACTACTTTAGGAGTACCTACAATGAACACACTAAACATGATCAAGAAGCAGATCAACAAAGCATCTGCTGTTCACAACGCACAGATTACACACACCTCATATCGTGGTGTTGAGTATTCTACCCGTTGTGTAGAAAGCAAAGAGTCTCACGGGACTTTCTGCTATCGTGGACGCACTTATACCAAGTGATTGCCAAATCAATTGAATAGTGTTAAGATGGGAGGGAAACCTCCCATTTTTTATGGAAAGAGAAAAGTTAAAACTCATAGTCAGAAATTTAAGACTTTTAGTTGACGCTTTGGAGTCTGAAGTTTATTCTGATATTGAGTCCTACAAGTATGATACTAAATATCAAGCACCTATCATTGATTACGATGAATCGTATGATGATGATGGATATCCAGATTAATTATGTACGAAGAATTAGATTCCTTTGAGAGAGCACTTCAACATTTTGGAACAAGAGTTGAGGTTATTACTTGCTTGGAAATAGCAAAGAAATTATCCACAGAAGATGCTTATCAGATGATCAAATCAGCACTCAAAGAACTTAAAAAGGTCCGCAAACAGGTTAAAAACGATGAATAGTGTAACACTGGTATCAGCATCTCCTGATGCTGAAAAACATATCGCTTACTGCGCTCGCGTAAGTAATCCATCTAATCAGGGTAACGATTCTTTTGAAGGACTAATTAAGTACTGCATTAAGCATCAGCACTGGAGTATCTTTGAGCAGTCGTTTATGACACTAGAGATAGAAACCTCTAGGGCGATCGCAGCTCAAGTGCTTCGTCACCGTTCTTTTACATTCCAGGAATTTTCACAACGCTATGCAGATTCATCTCTGCTTGGTAATATTCCTCTACCAGAACTGCGTCGTCAAGACACAAAGAATCGTCAGAACTCTACTGATGATCTTGATCCTTTTGTTCAACAGAATCTGGAACTCCAGATGCAAACTCTATTTGACTCTTCTATGGCACTGTATCAACAGATGCTTGAACGAGGTGTGGCAAAGGAATGTGCAAGAATGGTGCTCCCCCTCGCCGTAGGGACCAGACTCTACATGAGTGGCTCAGTTCGTTCATGGATTCATTATATCTCTTTGAGGGCTGCTAACGGCACACAGAAAGAGCATATGGATATTGCCGAGGGATGTAAAAAGATCTTTGTGGAACAATTCCCAACGATCGCTGGTGCCCTTGACTGGTCTTAATAAATATAAACACAATTGAGGTGACGTATGGCAACATACCCTGTTAAAAATAAGGAGACTGGCGAAACCAAAGAAGTTGTGATGAGTATTCACGATTGGGATCAGTGGAAAGATGATAATCCAGATTGGGAAAGGTTCTACACTCCTGATAATTCTCCCAAGTTGGGTATTGAAATTGGTGGGTCTTTTTCAAAACTGTATACCAAACATCCAGGTTGGAAAGATGTCATTAGTAAAGCACAGAAACAACCAGGTGCTACTTTGAAGCACTACGATTGATAAATTATGCCTGCTAGAAAAAAGAAAGAGAATCCAGTTCCCTTTGGTACAAGCAACAGGACTATGAAGAGAAAGAAACCAATCAATCTTGATTACATTAGGAAGATTGAACCTCTGACTGACAATCAAGAACTTTTCTTTAAAGAATATAAAGAAGATAAGAACCTTGTTGCTTATGGTTGCGCTGGTACAGGTAAGACCTTTATCACCCTCTACAATGCCATTCTAGATGTCTTGGACCCCAAGACACCTTATGAAAAGATCTACATCGTCAGGTCGCTTGTGCCTACCAGAGAGATCGGTTTCCTCCCTGGTGATCACGAAGATAAATCCTCTCTTTACCAGATTCCATATAAGAATATGGTAAAGTATATGTTTGAGATGCCTGATGACAACTCGTTTGAAATGCTTTATGCTAACCTCAAGGCACAAGGCACAATCAGTTTTTGGAGTACATCCTTCATTCGTGGAACTACTCTTGATAATGTTATTGTTATTGTTGACGAGTTTCAGAATCTAAACTTCCATGAACTAGACTCTATGATCACCCGTGTTGGTGAGAGTAGCAAGATTCATTTCTGTGGAGACGCAACACAGACTGACCTTATTAAGACAGCAGAGAGGAATGGAATCGTTGACTTCATTCGTATCCTCAAGAACATGCCATCGTTTAGTATGGTAGAATTTGAAGCGGAAGACATCTGTCGAAGTGGACTCGTTAAGGAGTACATCATTGCTAAACTTGAACTTGGTATGTAATGTTTACAAAAATTGAAATTGATTATCCTTCTCTTTCCAGAGAGACTATTGATGGTGTAAGATATTATGATACTCCTACAGGAGAAAAATTAGTATCTATTACCTCTGTTATTAGTCATTATAATCGTGAGATCTTCAGGTCTTGGAGAGCACGGGTTGGTAATGAAGAAGCAAACAAGGTTACCAAACAAGCAACCAGTCGTGGCACCGACATGCATACTCTGGTTGAGTATTATATTAGGAATGAAAAACTTCCAACGGTTCAACCCCTCTCTGAATATCTTTTCAAGATGGCAAAACCGAATCTTGATAAGATTGATAACATCCATGCTATCGAGCAGGCACTCTTTAGTAGAGAATTGGGTATCGCTGGCAGTGTTGACTGTATCGCTGAATATGAAGGCGAGTTAGCAGTCATTGACTTTAAGACCAGTAAGAAACCAAAACCACGCAAGTGGATTGATCATTATTTTGTACAGTGTGCTGCTTATGCTTGCATGTTATACGAGATGACTGGTATAATGGTAAAGAAATTTGTCATCATTATGGCATGTGAAAATGGTGAAGTGGAAGTCTATGAAGAGCACAACAAACGAAAGTACATCAACCTTCTCTCCGAATATATTAGAGAGTTTGTTGAATTCAAATTACAGGAATATGGCAAAGAGTCCTGACGAGGAAACGATTACTAATCTATTAGAGTCAAAATTCTATTGCTCTCGTAGGTTCGCAGAAGAGATTGAAGCAATTGCTCATGATAACAAAGGCATGAAGTATATTGATGCTATTGTACATTTCTGTGAGAAGAATAATCTTGACGTGGAGTCAATTCCTAAATTGATTTCCAAACCACTGAAGGAAAAAATCAAATGTGAAGCGATGGAAATGAACTTGCTCAAGAGGACATCTCATGCTAAACTTCCCTTGTGAGCAGATGACCCCTCTAAAGAATGATACCAAAGGTGACTCCTTTTGATGCCTACAAGTCTTACCTAGGACTTAAAAACCATTTTACAAGGGAGAAGTATGATTATCACAGGTACTGTGGTAAGTCTCGCGCTACTATTCAAAGTTTTTACAAACGTAAAGACAGATTCTTTTTTGAAAAACTAAGCAGGCAGAAAGATGATAGTGAAGTGGTCGAGTTTTTCGTTTCCAATTTTGTATCTTGTGATGACCCTCAGTCATTGTGGATTGGAGAGATCGTCAGAAACGGAGAACAAAACTACACCGACTGGAAGAAGCGATTACAGTCTCTCACCTACACCTTTAAGACAGAGGTAGAAAACGTCTTTACAGGTAAGGGATTTGATGCTATGTTTAGAATCGAGGGGACCAAGCATCCCCCTGTGGTCAAGGAACATCTCAATAAGAGTTTGTCCCTTGAAAGTATGGTAATCTTAAACAAGATTATCGGATTCAAGCCTGACTTTGATGTTAGACTTGATGATCCAGTATGGAAGTTTCTTTCTATGCGAATCAGCAAGTATGATACCTTCATACATATTGATGTGTTCAAGTATAAGAAAATCTTGAAAGAGATTATTTACGAGGGGGTATGAGTTTTTTTAAATCAGATTTTGTTCAGCAAGAGATGAAAGCAATCTCTGATCTTCAAGATAAGATCTATGAGAAAGTATTTTCATTTTCTGCTATGGACAACGCAGATAAACTAGAACATGTTGAACTACTAGAACAGTTGCTAAACAAGCAACAGGTCTTGTATACTAGGATGAGTCTCTCGGATGATCCTGAAGCTAAAATCATGAAGGAACAAATTATCACTTCCGCGAGACAACTAGGATTCCCCCCCGATGTGGATCTTAGTTATGTGTTTTCTAATATGTCGAGCATAATTGAAAACATGAAACAATCTATTAATGAGTCTTCTTGACAAACCTTTAACAAGAACTTATAGTTCTTGGTTTAAGAGGCTATCCAATCCTCCTGAAAGCAACGGAACAAAAGCCAAATACAACCAATACGGAGTATATCAAATGTCTTTCAAAGACCTCAAGAAACAAAGCTCTTTGGGCTCTTTAACAGCAAAGCTGACTAAAGAAGCCGAGAAGATGAATAACAAAGGTGGCGGTGCCGATGACCGTCTCTGGAAACCAGAGATGGATAAGTCTGGTAACGGTTATGCTGTCATTCGTTTTCTACCCGCACCTGATGGAGAGGATCTCCCTTGGGTCAAACTGTTCTCTCACGCTTTCCAAGGACCTGGTGGGTGGTACATTGAGAACTCCCTGACCACTATCGGTGGTAAGGATCCTATCGGTGAACTGAATCGTGAACTATGGAACAGCGGCAACGATGCCGATAAAGATACTGTGCGTAAGCAAAAACGCAAACTGTCTTTCTATGCCAACATCTATGTTGTCAAAGATCCTGCCAATCCTCAAAACGAGGGTGGAGTATTCCTCTACAAGTTCGGCAAGAAGATCTTTGACAAGGTTATGGATGTAATGCAACCCGAGTTTGAAGATGAAACTCCCATCAACCCTTTCGATTTCTGGCAGGGTGCTAACTTCAAACTGAAACTGCAGAAGAAAGATGGATACTGGAACTATGATAAGTCCGAGTTCGACCGTCCCTCTCCTCTACTAGATGACGACGATGCCCTTGAAGGTATCTGGAAGAAGCAGTATTCACTTGCTGCTTTCACCGCTGCTGACCAGTTCAAGTCTTATGATGATCTGAAGAAGCGTCTTGATTATGTTCTGGGCAATAAGTCCACACTTACATCAACGCAACAAGAGGAGACTGAATATGATAACTACGCTGCCACAGAGCAACGAAAAGTTAGTGAAGAACAAGTCATGCAAAAACTTGAAGACTCATACAAGGCTTCAAAAACAACTGCTGATTTCAACTCTCCTGACATTGGAGGTAGTAAAGCAGACGATGATGAAGACCCAATGAGTTATTTCGCGAAACTTGCTGATAGTTGATGAAGTACAATCAAATCTGCTTGACTCTTTTGGTCGTAGCAGCGTACATCAATCTTTTGAGGGGGTAATACCCCTCTTTTTTTTTATTGATAAATTCTAATATCGTCTCCCCTCACTAGAGTTGCGTCAACATATTGACTACTTCCTTTTCTATATCTCATAACATCTTCAAGGTTTGTGATGGCAATATTGATGAAGCGAGGTTGTAGTAGAAATATATTTCTTTTCTGTCTTTGAAGTCTATCTTCATAATCATAGTTTGATACTATGCTCACAGGATTTGATTTATTAACAAGAGTTCCAGTGTCCAAGTATTGAAAACTATAATTACTAGGAACTTCTAATCCTGCTGGCAGCATTGTTCTTCCAGCAGTATCTTTTATCTGCGTAGTTTCGTAGTGGTGTGCTTCATTAAACTGTCCCTCACTACCATACTTGTGAGTCATATAGTTTGAGAATGCTTGTTGAGATAATGGCCACTCTTCAATCAAGTTAATGATATTATTTGACAGCAAAACAATCCAGTCATAATACTGACTACCATAGGTTTTATACGCTACCTGATCTGGTCTTTCATCACCAATGATTTTATATTTGGTGAAGTTAGTCAGGTTATTAAAGATGTCTGCATTGATCTTTGCTCTTCTGAATAAATTTTTAACAGTGACATATTCCCCAAGAGAAGAATCGGGGAGTCTGTTAACATATTCAAAGTCTGGAACGTATTGGAAGAAAGGTGTTGCCATTTTAGTAACTCATGTTATCGTCGTTTTCTTTAATTTCATCAGCATAAATTGGTTCAAGTTCTCCAAACTGTAGTTGGATTTCATAACAAGTCATTCCGCCATCAGGATATGTCATATAAGATCCGTCAGGACCATAGTTGACATTGAAACTTCTTAAAGCACAAGGTTTGATCTTATTCATGTAAGGATGAGGTCCTTGAGTGGATGGAGGTGTAGTACCACCAAAAATGTATTCAATCTTATAGACATTAGGAGTCAGCAAGAATAGATCAGATTCAGATCTTTGTGCTGCCATGTTTCTCTTGAATGATTTGATAATCTTTCTGATCACATCATTCTCTGTTCTAGTTCTTGGTGTCAGTCTAAAATTAAAATTGAATGTTCTCAATGTGGGACCATTAAACAAGAGTTCAAGGTTTGGATTCAAGACAGTACCAGTTGCTCTTGTGAAGATGTTGGCACCAACTGCTTGACCAGCAAAGTAGGCAGCAATCGCTGCTTTCGTTGCAGGATCACTGGCAGCAGCAGTTCCTTGTGCTATTAAATTATTAACTGCTTCTGTAACTTTAGATAAGTCAAAATCACCAATACCTTGGATAGCACCCATTGCTGCGCCACCTAGCATCAATTGAATTGCATTTGCTTTATCACCACCCCAATCAACAGAGTTTGATTCGGTGATATTG